GGCTTGATCGCTGGATGTCGATGAATCCGATTAGCATTGGATGGGAGTTAATTCCTTACTCCTTCGTCGTTGATTGGGTATACGATATAGGTTCGTATCTCCGGAATATGGAAACGGCTTTGTTGTATAACACCGTTTTCTACTCTGGGTACGTTACTGAGATAAGGCGTGTTGAAGCCGAAGACTTCGTGGCCAATTATGACCAAGTTGTCAACGGCGTAAGACATACCATCCCAGAGGCGAAAGGAAAGCTCTTACACATTGAGTTTTTCCGTCGCCGCCTATCAGCATACCCGCTCCCTCGCAAGCCCACGATAGACGTGAGCTTGAGCAGCAGTCAGCTCTTCTCGGCAGCGGCTCTCCTCCGGCAGTTGTTACCGGCGGGGAAACGAGGTCCGAGATCTGATCCTCCAAACTACAGTAGGCCCGATAGGGCCCCTGCAGCCGGGTTAGGTCATTAGAGATGTCTGCTGTGGTAGAGATATAGAATTGTTTCTATATCGGCTACCTGCCGTACGCTAACTGCAATCCTGCGGTAGCGAACCAAGAGCCCTTGTGGGGCTCGTATGAGAGGAATCTCATGGCTGCTAGCAACATCGTCCTCGCGGACGCACAGGCGACCCCTGTAAACCATACCTTTGTACCCCTCGGACCGGATAAAGAGGGTGTGTTTTGGTTCGAAGACCAGTCCCAAGCTTCTGCAAATGGTTACTGGCGTATCAGCATGCAGCTGAAACGCCCGGACCAAGCGCAGACGGGACAGTCGACGGCCCAACGCACCTTCCGGATGAAGGTCGGCATGCACCAACCGGTGCTCGAGACGCTGGGAACCAATACGGTTACCGGCATTCCTCCTGCACCGACGGTGTCGTACATCAACCGTTGTTTCGTTGAGTACGTGATTCCGGAGCGGGCCACCTTGCAGAATCGTAAAGATATCCGCAAGATGGTTTACAACCTCCTCAACGAGTCGCAAAACGTCTCGTTGGTGGAGTCGCTTCTCGTGCCGTACTAACATCTAAGGAGTAAGATGAAATCCCGCATGCACAGTGATGTGTTCGAGAGAGTTGTGCTCTCTCTTTGCGAGAAAATCAATACTCCTAGGTCCCTAGCCACATGGTTGTGCTTTAAGTACAACCAGGCGGAGTTGCTGAATCTTCCGCCAGTGGACGTTGCAGACAACAATACTGATCAGTTCCAGCTCGATTACTTCATCACCGAGTACCTTTCAAAGTACAAGGGGTTGAAAACGTCGATTGATACTGCCAGTGTTGCGCTCGGCAAATGGAGATCTGCCGAACAGAAATGTCTGGAAATAAATCAGAAGTTCCGTGCTTATAAGCTACGCCCGTTTTCCGGGCGCGTAGAAGCGACCCTATTCAGGGCGCAACGTAAAATAGCTCATTTGCTCGGTCCTTTAGATACACTCCGGACACTTTCTGACTGCAAGTGGGGTCCTGGCGCCACGTTCGACTTTGATCGTCGACGAGCAACGCCAGACAACAAGATCTCTCAAGCAATCTCCGTC